AGGTTGTGAACTTGGCATTGGCGTCATCGCACCTGTCGCACCGTACGGGCTTACAGGTTGTGTCGTTGCCACCGGCGGCACATAACCAGGGTATTGCGGCGCCGACGTAGATGACGTCATCGCACCCGTAGCGCCATACGGACTTACGGGTTTTTTTTGTTGCCGCGTCTGAAAACGCGCAAAAGGGTCAGCAAAGCTCATTCGATACCTGTTTTTCGTTTTCTGGTGCGCCCTATCGGTTTGTACTGCAGGCTGGTCCGGCGAATCGTAAATGTTTCGTCGTCGTTAAAATTGCTAAAACGCAGCTGCGTGCGCGGGTCGTAGCCAAACAAATCACTGTCAGCGGTCAGCGCCGACACGCTCGACTCCAGTGCCGACGTACCCAGCACAAAAGATGAATCTAGCAGATCACCCGATTGACCCATCGTAATCGTTTCATTGTTGCTGATGATGCCAGCAGCTTGCTGCTGAATGCTAACATCGAAGGCGCCAACGTTATCGAAAAGCGTACGCGCATAGAGCCAGCGACACTCCACACTGTCACCCAACGGAGCGAGGTTCGCCGTTTCAAAAAAGGCTTTTATTGGGCTGCCGTCGTCGTTGTCATTTTTTTCGTGCGCCATGATAAAACCACTAAAGTCACCTGCGTGCGGTATGCCATCTACGAGGGCTGCGCTATCTCGGGTAAAATTAGTGTAGGGGCCATACCATGCATTGAGGCGCGTAGAATAGACAACGACGCTGTTCATGGTGGTCTGGCTAGCCCCAAACGGCAGAAAAAACCAGACGACCTCATTGGCGGGGTAATACAGAGCAAAGCTGTAAGCGAGGCGTGCGGTATTGAGTTCCGACCAAAATCGGTCATCAAGCGCAAAGGAAATTTTGTCGACTTGGGCACCACCGGTCCATTGGTAGATGCCGTCCTCCCGCACAAATATCTGACGCTCACCAGGTATAGTCACGATAGAACGTCCAGCGATGGTGCCGCGCTGCGTCCGCTGCTGCTGCTGGAACGGTATCGTCGCGTTGCCGGTTGCGGTGAGCGTGTGGATCCCAACGTCGGTATGTATAGCGAGAGTATTCTGGAAAGGTTCAAGGCCGGTAACCGCATAGCCAAACTGGTGATATGCCGTAGCGCCCCATGTCGTGATGTCGCCTGCGTCAGACCGCCAGACGCGATCATCGTTGGCGTCGGTATTGCCCACCCACAACCTGTTTTCCCAAAAGGCAATCCATGTAGGCTTGGTGAATCGACTGTCATCATCGAGCGTGCCAGCGTTATTGGTGCCGCCAGCCCAAGTGATGCCGTCGGTGTCGACGCCATTTACAGCAGCAAACGTACTACCCGCCATCACCCAATCCCAGGTGTTGTCATTACCGGCAGTGATCGTCACACTACCAGTGCGATCTGTAGCTGTGCCACCCGTTACGTCAAAAAATTTATCGCCACAAAAAGCAAACGTCTTTTCTGCTCCGGCGATGGTGATTTGCCCCAAAGCGGTTACGGTGGCGCCGCTGTTCATCGCGCTTGAGTTAAACTTGGCAAACCCTTTGCGCTTTTTTACCTCACCGGCCAGGCCAATGGTGCAGTTTTGCATGTCATAGAGACCGCTCGGACCAATGTCCTCGGCGGGGGCGCTGTAGTTGACCCCGTCTCGCCATGGCCCCAAACGCAAACTCTCGGCAGAAATGGGCATTAGGAGAGGCCGCCCTCCTGCGGATAATACGAGAACTTACCCGATACGGTATCGTCGCTACGCCGCATACGGTACGTTCTGTTGCCCTGGACGTTAGCATTTTGGCGGCTTGCGACAGCGATAACACGCTCCATCTCCTGCCGATCTACGATAGCCCCTTGGTCATCGCCTTTCTCGCTCTTGTAGAGGCTGGCGATACCATAGACGAGAGCAGGCTGCACAATGGTGCTGTAGTACTGATTTAAGGAGTCGTTATCGTTGTCAGCCGTAAAATCCGGCACCGATGCATAGTAGCGATAGGAAATGGTGTCGGCACTATCGGGCTTTGGGTAGAGCGCTATCTGCACATTACCGCTGCTATCGATACCGTCAATAATTGCCCAGCGAGGATCACCGTTGATCGAGTGGTCTGGATCTGCCGCATCCAGATCCTGCGACGAAACGATGAGGATGATATGATTCTCAGTAGTGTTACGGAACGACAGAGGCGTCAGCGCATCCGTCGTCAGACTGTAGGTCTGGGTGCCGCTAACAGTCGCAAAGCTAGAGTTCTTGAACAACCAGTTCCATTTCTCTCGGCTCTGGATGTCCTTACCCACCATGTTAAGGTACGTCCGCGCACCATCCTTGAACGTCGTAGAGTTGGTGTTAAGCCCTACGCGCCGCAGCGCTGCCTGCATCACTTCTAGGTTTGTCATATCAGATTTGCCCAGCCACCGTTTTCGTAGGCTTGGAACTTGTTGGCCGTCGAGTTGTAGATGACCATGCCGTTGACGGCCGTCAGGGCGTTGCGCTCCGTTGTCGTTAAGCGCGGCACCGTCAGCGTCGAAGCAAAAGCGGCGGTATCAGCCTGGATGTCGCCTATCAGTGCCGTAGCGCCAAAAAACGACGCGGCGTTGACTTGGCCGTCTGTCTCCGACATCTACAACGTGGCGTCGAGCGCCATATGGTCGAGGTCGTATTCGGAGAGGTTGTCGCCGTTGTTATCAAGCCAACGCTCGGTCCATACACGCACCGCTTCGGGGCCGCGATCTGTTATACGCGACGGCGGCGCCGGTATAAAACCTTCTGCGTGGGTAACCTCGCCTATGGCCCTAACGGTGTTACGGACTTGGCTGTTGGTTGTCTGAGATTTACGCTGGCGGCTGTGCGTCTTGTCTAAATCGAGCGCCTTACGTATCGCGGCCTTGGTGTCCTCGCTGCCCTTGAGAATGAGCTGAGCGATCTGGTCAGGCGTCACTTCCGGCGCGGCGGCCGGTGCCGCCGGTATTGGCGGTGCAGCGCTTGTTGCCACGGTGGCAATCTCGTCTGCTAACTGAGTCTGCTGCGTTTTTTTTGCCATTATTTGCACTTCCACCTTTTGCGTGCTTGTCGTATGCGACTATTGGGATCGTTGCGGGTTTTTGCACTAGCTCTTTTAAGCTGTCCTGCTGATCTAGCGCAGTAGCTTTTGCGCCGTTTTGCTGCTGCTGACCCAGGCTTTACCTTGCCTGTAACAGCAGTTTTGAGCTTGCTACCAGGGTTCGCTTTGCGATACGCACGTACCCCTTTTGCGGTCATACCGGCTCCTGACTTGGTAGGCCGATAATTGGCCCCTTTGCCCTTGGTAGTCCTGCGTATAGGGGTCTCTTTGCGTGTTGCCATTTTTTCCTTGGGTAACTAAGAGGGGCGGCGGCCAGACGCTTATGGTCGACAGCTTACCCAAACCACCTGCCACTTCCACGCCACCTGCCACTTCCACGGACGCGTGGCAACCGCCCCCCCATCCACTGTGTTAGGCTACCAAGCCCTGTAGGACGACGCCCACATGACCCGTGTCGTCAGACGCAAAAGTTGCCAAACCGACAAGCGGCTCGGTTTCTGCATCTTTAGTCTGAACCGCGCCTGCAACGCCATCGCTAAGCGTTAGGTTGGCGCCGATGGCAATCCCGCCATCCGAAAGGATCGTAGCGACACCTGCGGTCTGAAACCAACCGTAATAGTTGGCCTGAAAAGTAATTGGCGTTACCCCAGCAATGATGTAATCCGTGCCAGCAGTGGCGGCAACGACGTTGTAGAAAAGGTTTCCTGTCACAGCAACATCCGTTGCCGTTGTCACTGCGGCTACCAAACCATCGAACAGCGTAAACGTGATAGCGTTACTGCTTGCCGCCGTATTGGCTTTAATCCGGTATTGGAAGCCCTCGCCAGCATCATCGGTGATGTGCAGATATCCACCGGCATACTGGTTTTCGGTGGCGCTGCCTACCGTACCAGAATCCGTATATGTCACCTCAGTGGCACCTACGGCAGCGGCAGTCAACTTGCCATCGCTTTCAACAATGGCAGTGGCTGATACATCCTGCGATACGATCAAGCCACGGTTTATAGCGGCGGCTGTGTAGCCGTAACGAAAAACGCGACCGTCAGCTAACTCCAATTTTTCGCCAATCGGAAAAAGCGGCGTTGCCGACTCGTCGTATATGCCACCGCCGTACTTGCTACCAAGACCTTCACCGCCAATGCGGTTTGTCCCGAAATTGTTATTGCGGAAAGTACTCATTGTTTCTCCCTCGCCCGTTGCTAGGCTCTAAAGCCGCATTGGCTTGCGGCTCGGAAAGTGTTTTAGTCGTTGAGGTTGAAGATGACGCCCTGACGACGACGATTGGAGGTCGTAATTTGAAGACCCACGATGATGAAGGAAATTTTCGCCATCTGATTTGAGGGCTCTTTGAACGGGGTCTTGGCAAAGTTCATACCCGCCTGCATATGCATCTTGAGGTAATTCGTGTTCAAGAAATACATGCGGCCCGTGCCACAATCCCGATCATATTGCACCGGAATCCCTCTAAAGGAGGGCAGACGACCGTCAACGCCAGGCGCATCGTTTGCCGACAAACGCTGATAACCCGTGCCTTCGAAGATCTCTTCAAAGTCTGCATAAATCGAGTTGGTCGTAAAAATATTAGTCGGCTGTTCGTTGCCCTCGCTTGTGTCGTTCCAAGTCGTCGACATCCGCACCATACCCTCATAAAAGTTGGTGTTGACGATGGTTTGGAACGAGGTGTCGGCGGTAGCGTTATTGGCCTTGTTTTGCCACCAGGTGTTGGCCGAGACACTTATACCGCCTAAAGTCGTTGGGCTAGAGCTTGGAGCATCGGCAATGATGTCCTGAAAACCCAAGGGCGCTTTGCCGGTCTGCGCGGAGTAGATCGAGCTATTGATCTGGTCGCGCAGCGTAAGCATCGACTGCTCGGTCTTAGCCGCGAGGAGCTTCATGGCCGAATCCGACTTGCGATTTTCCATCTCCTCGGTGTAGTTGATCGTTATCGGCACGGCCGCGTAGCGAAACGGATAAAACGCCGCCGTAATGCCGTCTACGGCGTCAGTATTGAGAACGTCGTAGCCAGAAAAATACTGAGCTGAATTAGAACCGTACATAAGGTCGGCCTGGATTTCCTTGCCGCCGTTATCGGTGACAAGAGCGCCGCCGGAGCGAAACATATCGAGCGTGGGATAAGCATCGAAGAAGTTATCCGTCAACTCCTTGCGCTTGGCACGCATCGTCAAGGTCCAAGCGGCATCCCAGGTTGAAGTTGTACTTGTAGCTGGCATAGTAAAATTGTTCCTTATTCAAAGCCTAAACTGGCAAGGCCATTTAGCACTTCGTTGTCGGTTAATGGACCGCCCTCTTCACTGGCATCGACCGCCTGCGTCTGCCTTACAGCACGCTTGCTAGTGCGCTTGGCTTGCGTGTCTTGCTGCCGGACGTCAGCGGCATTTTGGGCCGTGATACCGGCGTGCAACTCGTAAGCCTCCTTGACCGTATACGGCTGGCCGGTCTTGGGGTTGGCTATCTTGGTCGTGGCGACGATCTGGTCGGTGTAGCTGTCCAAGTCATTGCCGTACTGGGTCCGCGCCTCCTGCACCTGCTGACCGATGTGGGCGGTCTGCTGGGCTTCGACAAATTGGTTAGCGGTTGCCAGTTGCGTTCGCAGCTGCTGCACCTCCTGCTGTAAGCCTGTAAGGTGGTTACCCACCTGGTGCTGGACGATTTGCTGCACGGCGTCAATGCCGCGTTGCTCATCCTCCGACACACCCTCACGCATCTGCTGAATGGGATCGGGTGGTGGCGGCGGGGCTGCCATCGTCTGTATGCGCGATGCCCACTCCTGCCGCTCTTGTGCGAGCTGGTTACGCTGGTCGGCCAAGTCCTGTTGCGTTTTCGTAAACTGCGCTTGCAGGTTCTTTGCCAGTGGTACGAGCGGTTGGTATTGGTCCGGCACCGTATTGGGATCGACGCGTAGCCAATCCGCTTGGGCCGGATCGAAATCCGACGTTGCATTTTCGGAGTGTCCTGCGTCGTCCGATGGGGCTGACGTAGAGGTATCATCCAATTCGAACAACTCGACAGAGTTTGTCGCGTCGCTGTCGGATGCGCCCGTGTCAGGTGCCGCATCTTGTCCGCCGGAGTCCAGATCCAGAACTTCGGACATAGTTTACTTCCTCTCGGTTGCCTGCTCGGCCGCCTTTACCGCATCTGCGGGGCTATTGCCCCAGTAGATCGGTTCCGTGCTGCGTGGAGCAGGACTAGTGACGTCGCTGCTGATGTGGCAGCGTGAGCCGCCGACGGCGTCGGACGACTCGCTGACGTTGTATTTTTTAAGTAATTGCTGTTTGTGACCGTAGCTCTC